GTTGGTAGGCATCTCCGCTAGCGATAAACTAGGTACGCCAGCAGGTCAAGTGGCTCCTGGTAATATCGATCTGAATGCGCGCCCTACAGTGCGTAATGCTGATGGTAGTGTTAGTACCGTTAGGTCTATCTCTATCGGTACAGATCGGGGTGAGGTGCTAATCCCCACAGTTAGTGACGATGGGCGTATCCTCAGTAATGCGGATGCTATCCAATTGTACAAGCAGACTGGTAAGCACTTAGGCATCTACAAGACACCTGAGCAAGCCACCGCAGCCGCTGAGTCCTTGCATGAGGCGCAGGCTCAACAGTATGTTAAGCCACGCACAACCGCGGACGTATACAAGGACTTCCGGGAGTCAGCCCTGTTCAAGGACGCTGGGGGATTGAACTCCCGACGCAACCAAGACCGTCTCCGGACGCTTGACGCTGTATCGCAATTCAGTCGCACACAACGCAACGGCTATTAATTACTGGAGGTTCCATGAGCATGATCCGCAAACGCCCTGACGAAAACCTAGCGGTCCACGGGGCTACCATCCCTGTGCAAGCAGGTGGGTACGTCGCTGGCGCAGAGAACACGCTGCTGGAACCCGGTACAGCCAATGTCTCGGCGCTCAAGGTAGCGCCGACCACTTCCCAAGAGAGCGCCATTGGTGCTCTCCGTGAAACCATCGCAGCGAAAGCGCTGCGAGGTGTAGAATACATGGACATCCCAGCTGAGGAAGGATTCGATCCAGCCTCCGCATTGGGCGACAAGGTGGCACAGTACTCCCCCGAGGAGCTTCAGTTCCTCGGCGACTCCCGCTCCAGCACTGAGCTGGCCCAGCGTATGGGTCAAGTAGTGACCACTCGGGATAGCCTTGCTGACATGGGCGCCCACCCGGCTGTAGCGCTCGCTACGAGCTTGTTGGACGTCGACGCCGTCATTGGCCTTGGGGTAGGTAAGCTCACCGGTGTATCGCGCTCAGCACGCCTCATTGCGGGCCTCTCAGCCAACACAGCTGTACTCGGTGCTGCCTCCCAAGGTGGCGAGATCACCCCGCTCGATGTTATCGGCACCAGTCTTGGTGTAGCCCTCGGGGCTATCCCAATGGCCCGCCGTGCCCTCACGGCTGAGGAACGAGCTGCTGAGGTGGTCACCCGTACCGTCGACGAGGCTGCTCCTACTGTAGAGGTGCCAGTGCGCACCAAGGTTGAGCCTGACCCAGACTACGTGCCACCAACGCCGGATATGTCCACCACTGTACGCCCGTACGTGGAAGTGGGTATCACCAAGGGCCGTGCCACCTTGCAGACCAGCACCGCGAATTATGTGGGCGCTATCCTTGCAAACGGCTCGGATATGCCTGAGGGTTCCCGCCTGCTGGGTGCTGCACTGTATGATTCCCTGAAGCTTGACGGCGACGTGCCCCTGATCGTCCGCAAGGACAGTGTGCGCTCGAAGGTGCAGCTCATGTCTGACGGTACTGTGAACACCACCATCGGTATCTCCAGTGGTGCACAGAAGACCCTCTCCGAGACAGTAGCATCCCAGACTGCGTACGACAAAACTATTGCCCTGCACGAGGCTGCGCACGCCAAGACCATTACCGCGACGAACCTGTTCAAACAGGGCGCCCTGCCTGACGGTGTGGTGAAGACTGCGGTTGAGCGCATCGAAAGCATCCGGACTGTGGTGAAGGCCAACATCGATAACATCGATCGGGCTGGTATCAGTGAGTTCGATTGGAAGAACAACGTACTGTACGGTGTGAATGATCTGGACGAGTTCATCGCCCAAGTGTTCAACAGCCCGGACTTCCGCAAGGTTCTTCAGCAGACCAAGATCCCCGGCGAGACCAAGACCGTGTGGAGTGAGCTCGTACGCAGCGTAGTCCAAGCCTTCACCGGCAAGGCACCTGACGACTCGGCACTCACTGCACTGGTTGACGCCTTCGACGAACTGCTGCAAGCACCGGGCGTAGATGCGGCCGGCTGGGCTAAGGCCAGCAAGTCCATGCCTAACGTACAGTCTGACATCCTCGCGGGTGCTCCAGACGTGCAGGGCATGTTCCAGCGGGCAGGTACTGCCGTGAACAAGAGCTTTGCCCTGTACGATAATATCAAAGGTATCGGTGCAAAGGCAGCTACCCTCGCTGATCAGCTCGTGGTTGACGCCACCAGTAGCACTGCGAATTCCGCTGCACACTACGCCAGAACCGCGCACCTCGCTGCGAACACAGCAGCGGCTCAGGTGGACTCCAGCATCCGTCAGGCGCTACGCTCGGACGGTTGGGGCACACTCACCCGTCTCCGTAACCCAACGGGCTTCAGGCAGGCTCAGAGAGACCTCAGCGACCGTGTGTATGCTGCATTAGCAGATAACCACCAGCGCTTCCGTGAAGGCTCGGCAATCGTGCCACACGGCGATCCCAAGGTCGAGGCAATCGTCAAGAGCTTTGCTGACTCCAAGTGGGCAGCAGATCAGCTACAACGTATCAAGGCTTCGGGCATGCTCGGGGCTGACGCTATTGAAGAGTCACCGTACTACCTGCCCCGCCGTCACAACGCGAACAAGGTGAACGACTTCCTACGCTCGAACCCATCCGTTACCCGTAAGGATATCGTGGGAATGTACGCATCCCAGTTCACGCAGATGTTCTCGGCCCAAGGCATCCGCCCCGACACTGCACGCGCCTTGGGCCGGCAGATGCTTCGGAACATGGAGGACCGCGCCTCGGGCGTATCCGGTTATCGCCAGCACATCGCTGGGATGACCGGGGACGATATTGAGTTCGCCATGCGTAATGCTGGGATCGAGGAGGATCAGATCGCCTTGTTCTTGCAGACCGCTAACCGTGCCGGCGAGGAAGCCAACACTGTGCGGAACCTCCGAGGACGCGCCGACTTTGACATGACCGCTGAGTACACTACCGCCTCCGGCGAGATCATCTACCCACAGATGTTTGTGGACAAGGATGTACTCGGTCTGATGGAAGGGTACAGCCGCACCATGAGCGGACGCATAGGGCTGGCCAAGGCTGGGTTCCCTGATGTGAAGTCTCTGGCTGCTGCTGTAGACGAGGCTGCTGCTGAGGGCGTAGACGCACGGGCTGCCCGTACCACTCTCGACAACACCGTGAACCAACTGCTCGGCTACCCCACCGGGGAAGATGTGCCCGACATCCTGCGCAGCTTCGCTGTCGTATCGGGTGCTGTGCAACTGGCAAACTCAGGGATCTACCAGCTGGCTGACACAGCGCTAATGATCAAGGAGTTCGGAATCACTAAGGTGCTGAAGGGCATGGGCTCGACCCAGTGGGGCCGGGATGCACTGAAGCTGGCTCAGGACCCAACGTACGGCTCACGCCTGCGGGATGTCCTTGAGGCGCGGAACGTGCTATCTGGCCGGTACAGAACTGTGATGACCCACCTCGACGACAACACCGATATCGGTAACCTTGGCATTGCCCACCAGCTGGTTCAGCAGATGGGTCAAGGCACCCGGTTCGTGAACGGTATGGAGTACGTGCGCCGGGGGCAGTCCAAGCTTATGGCCGGGCTAGTGGGGGACTCTGTGGACGCCGCCGTAATGGGCGACGACGCAGCCTTCGCCACCATGAAGCGCTTCGGTATGACGGACGACCTGCGCGCTCGCGCTAAGGTTGCTATGGACGCTGATCCTGACCTCCGCACTTGGCCGGACGACCTCCGCCTCGATATGGAGACTGTAGGCCACAACATGGCCGACGCGCTCGTGCAGGAGAACCGCCTAGGCGAACTCCCCGCGTGGATGCAGTTCAGCACCCTAGGCAAGTTCATCCTACCGTACATGAACTTCGTGGCCGGTACTTGGAACAAGATTCTTCGCAGGACGTACACACAGGACGGTGTGCAGGGCGTGGCTATGATGCTGGCTTACCAGCTTCCACTCACTACGCTCAGCAGCACTGTGGCCCTGTCACAGGCGGGCAAGGATATCACGCCTAGCACCCTGACAGCGAACGTACTCACCCAACTCCCCCTGATGTCTTGGATGGGGTACGCGGTGAACATGATGACACAAGGCCCGACGAACAGCATTGCTGCGCTGGGCATGGTGGACAAGGCGTTCTCGGCCACGTCCAGTATACTCAGCGGCGACCCGGACCCTGCTCAGATTATCCGCGCAGTCCCATTCATCAGCATTATCCCCGGCATGCGCATTATGGCGAATGCTATGGGCGGAGAAGATTAAGGAGTTCAAATGTTAGCTACCCAGATCGAGGTGTCCGACGGCACCCTGAGCACCATTAACGTCGGTATAGAGTTCTTCGAGCAAGCCGATATCTCGGTGTCTCTGGACCAGTCGGCCCCCCTCGTTCTGGGGGTTGACTATCAATGGTCCGCTGCTACTACGATTTAGTTTCTCGCCTCAGTGAGTGTGCCGGGTGGATTGGTGCCCGCTGGTGTGATGGTGATTGTACGCCGAGGCACTAAAGACGACGAGATGTACAACACGTACGACGGAGGCGCCCCCTTCAGCCGCAAATCCCTAGACGAGAATTTTGAGCAGCTACTCTTTCTGGCGCAGGAGTTCGCCGAGGGTTTGGGGCTAGACGGGTTGCGCAACAACCTGAATATGAACGGCTTCCGCATCACTAATTTGGGAAACCCGCTCCTCCCAACAGACGCTGCAAACAAGACTTACGTAGACGCGAGCATTAACCGGACAGTACGTACACCCGAGAGCATTCCCGCCTTACCGGGGGCAAGTACCCGCGCCAACAAGGTGCTGGGGTTTGATGCTAGCGGTAACCCGTTCGCGCTGCTGCCTGCCACTGGCTCGGGTACAGAGTTAGCGCTAGACCTCGCTAACCAACTGGACCCGTTAAAGGGTGCTGGGATGGTCGGCTGGTCTGGCCAAACCGTCGCGTACTGGCTGGGTGGGTTCAATACCCGCTTCGGCCGCATTAAGAACTTGGTCGACGACTACGGCGCGCTCGGCAACAACGCAGCAGCCGATACCGCTGCGCTCGTTGCGGCGCTAGCAGCGGGCGGCAAGTTCTATGTACCCAAGCGGGACTACACGCTGGACCATGCAACCCTACTATTACTCACTGGTAAGACGTACTTCGAAGTGCTGTCCAACACGTTCATCGAAGCAGAGCCGGGTGCTCGTTTCCGCATCAACTCCAATCAGCTGGCGGACGGCACTCGTTTAGAGATCACCGGCGCTAAGGTTCGCATTAACAACCTTGAGCTGAATGAGACGAACGCGGTGCTGACGCGTTCGAACGTGTACGGTACACTCGCGGGTAAGGGTTGCCAGCAGGTAGTTCTAGATAACGTAACTGTTGATGGGGCTAACGGTGCGGGCCTCCACTTCCGGAACAACAGCACTAGGGTGGTGCTGATCAATCCCAAATCGATCAACACTAAATCGGATGGTATCCACGCCCAGCGTGGTTGCAGCCAGTTCAAGCTGATTACCCCGTTTTGCGTGGGTAACGAAGATGACTGCATCGGGATTGTAGGGCATGGCCGCAACGAAGGCTACGCTGCCGTTAACGAGATCGAGATCATTGGTGGGTACTACGGCGCGCAAGCCAACGGTACAGTGGGCTCGGGTATTGCCATTATTGGTGCGCGCAACGTGCGAGCATGGTCCCCGCAGTGCGTAGATAACGGCCTGTCCAGTATCCGTATTACGGACTTCCAGTCCGGCCTAGAGGGCAACTACGCTACCGCGAACGTGATCATCAGCGAGCCGCAGTGCTACAACGGCGGCCAGACCACCAGTGGTTTGGGCGGTCTAGTGAAGGATGGCATTTCGATCTTGAACTCTCGTAATATCGAGATCATCAACCCTGATGTGATCGGACCCGTTGGTAGTGGTATTGCAGTCTCGGGTGCGTCAATCGATGTACTCATTCGTGGTCCGCGTGTACGGCAGGCAGGTGGTCGGGGTATCTGGGTTGCAGCCTCGTTCTCTAGCGCAGCACACATCCTTGAGATGGCCACCGGGTTCAATGATAGTCGGTACACTTCCCCAGCATCGCTCGGTACCGAGTACTTGCGGATCGAGAACACTGACGTGGATGAGTCCTTCACTGATGGCATCTACCTAGACGGCACCGTGGCTAACGCCCTAGTATCGCCAGTGTTCCGTAACTTGCAGGCCGCCCGCTCTAACCGGGGCAACACTGCCAGTAAGTTCGGTATCGCCATCTTCAATACCGTGAACATGTTTCTGGACGGGGCAGATGGCGGCGCTAGCGGTTCTGTTACTTCGATTGTGTCCATCGTATTCTCAACTGCGGGCTATAGGTTCATCGACCGTGTTCAGTTCCAGCTGATCTCACACAGTTACCCCGTGCGTATGGCGGGCGGCCTGCGCGAGTTCCTGAATACCACCTTCCCCACCACTGCCCCCGTGGCCGGCGGGGACTACAAGCGCGGCGAGAAAGTCTGGAACAGTAATCCATCTGCGGGGACTCCAACGGGTTACTGGCTATGCGTGGAGGTTCAACCAACGGGCGGCGCCGCAGGCACTTGGGTCGCTAAATAATAAGGAGGCTACATGGCTAAATCGGCAAGCAAGTCGGCGCTCAATGAGTTGCACGAGATGTTTGCTCAGGTGATGCTCGCTGACCTCAAGCAATCCGTGGAGGAGGGGATTCCCCTCCCTGCGGCCAACCTTGGCGTTATCCGTCAGTTCTTGAAGGATAACGAGATCAGTGCTAGCGTTGACGCCGACGACATGGCTGGGCTTCGCGACGCATTCGCGGACGAGCTCGCTACCCGCCGCGCTGAGCGACAGAAGAAACTACAAGAGACACTGGCTGAGGACGACGAACAGTTCCTCTTAGGATAGGAGAAACTATGAGTCCGCACACACTGTCCCGCCTTCGGCTGCTCGTGGAACGCACGAACAAGTGGAAGGACAACTCCAATG